ACGGTTGTTGGCGACTACGAGAACGGCAACATCTACGCGCTAGACCTTGACACCTACGCCGACAACGGTGAGATTCAAAAGTGGTTGCGGTCTTGGCGGGCAATCCCCACGGGGCAGAACGACCTCAAGCGCACCGCGCATCATGCGTTGCAACTTGATTGCGAAACGGGCGTCGGGCTGGACTATCTTGACCCTATTGGCCCGCAAGAAGTTGTAAATTATGATCTTCTGTTGCTGGAAGACGGCGGTGAATTGCTGACCGAAGACGGCTTTGGCATTTTGCTCAACGAGACTGTGTGGAGCATGATGAAGCCACGGGTCATGCTGCGGTGGTCAGACGACGGCGGGCACACCTGGAGCAACGAACATTGGTCTGACATGGGCGAGATCGGTCAGTTTAGCCACCGTGTGTTCTGGCGGCGTCTGGGCATGACGCTCAAGCTGCGAGATCGGGTGTATGAAGTCTCCGGCACCGACCCCGTGAAGGTCGCTATCATGGGCGCAGAACTTCAGGTCAGCGGCACCAATGCCTAGCAACATCACTCAGATTCCTGCACCGCGCGTGCCGGTAATTGATAAAGATACGGGGCTAATATCGCGTGAGTGGTATCGGTTTTTTGTCAACTTATTTAATTTGACCGGCGACGGGTCAAACACCACCTCGCTGACCGATTTGCAAGTTGGGCCACCATCTTTGGATGGTTTTGCTGCCAGCATTACTTTTGCTGACCTAGCCCCGCCCGTACCAACACCAACCAGCGTTGACGACCTCGCGCCCCGTGCTGAACTGGGCACGCTGGCGGCGAAGAACAGCGCCAGCCTAACGGCTGATGTTAGTGGCATCTTGCCAACGGCTAACGGTGGCACGGGGTTGTCAACCTTTACAACCAACGGTGTGGCGTATGCGTCGTCAACGTCTGTTTTGGCGACGGGTAGCGCGTTGGTATTTACTAGCGGCAGTCTGGGCATTAACGGCACACCGGCTGCGTCTGCTATTTTGGACGGGCAATCAACAACCCAAGGGTTTAGATTCCCTAATATGACCACCGTGCAGAAGAACGCTATCAGCAGTCCTGCTACCGGCTTAGTGATCTTCGACACTACACTAGCCAAACTTTGTGTCTACTCTGGTTCTGCGTGGCAGACCGTTACCTCCATCTGAGGCTCTTATGACCGCAGCACTTACACCAGTTCCCAAAATTCAATTCTTCGCCGACGACGGCACGCCGCTGGTTGGCGGCAAGCTGTACAGCTACGCTGCGGGCACTACGACCCCGCTGGCGACGTACACCACCTACGCTGGCACCGTAGCCAATACCAACCCGGTCATCTTGGACTCGCGTGGTGAAGCTAACGTGTGGCTTACTGGAGTGCTGTACAAATTGGCGCTGTACGACGCTGACGATGCGTTGATTTGGACGGTGGACAATGTTTCAACGGCAGGCAGCGGCGTTTTTAATGACAATGTTTTTGTGCAAAGCTTGACTGTTGGCAAAGGTAGCGGAACAACTACCAGTAACACCGCCGTTGGCGTTTCGGCTTTGGGGGCCAACACCAGTAGTGGGGCAAATACAGCAATTGGGTTTGAAACCTTAAAACTAAATCTTACGGGCAATAGTAATACTGCTGTTGGTCATCAAGCTCTTGAAGAAAATCTTGCATCTTCAAATACCGCAATAGGCGCGTCTAGTCTTTTGTTAAATACAACCGGCGCCAGTAATACTGCTGTTGGCGGCGGATCAATGGCGGCCAACTTAGTTGGAAGTTCCAACGCTGCGCTTGGAGCTAACGCGCTTTTGGTGGCAACAAATAGCGGCAACACCGCTGTTGGCGCGACTGCCTTGTCAACGCTTACAACTGGCACAAACAACACGGGCGTGGGTTTTAACGCCCAACCATCAACAGCAACAGTAAGCAACACAATAACGCTTGGCGATTCATCTATTGCCACGTTGCGTTGTCAGGTAACAGTTATTACCGCGCTGTCAGATGCACGGGACAAGAAAAACATTGTTGACATTCCAGTCGGATTGGCTTTTGTTCAGTCTTTGCGCCCAGTAGCGTTTATGTGGAATATGCGCGACGGCGGCAAGATTGATGTGCCTGAGTTTGGTTTTATTGCCCAAGAACTACAAGCGGCGCAAGAGACTACAGGAATTACCATTCCAAATTTAGTGTCTCTTGAAAATCCAGATAGGTTGGAAGCATCGCAAGGTGCTTTGTTGCCTGTGCTGGTCAAAGCTATTCAAGAACTTAAAGCAGAACTTGATGCGCTAAAAGCAACATGACCAACCTTGAACACCTCCTGATTTCCATCTGCCTCCAAGCAGCCATTGGCCTCACCACCGGCAACTGGTGGGCTGGCGCTGCGGTGTGCGCCGCGCTGTGGATCGGGCGTGAGCAGGCCCAAGCTGAGTACCGCTGGATCGCGCAGCACGGCGGCGACCGCAAGCTGCTACGCTGGTGGAACGCGCTAGACCCAAAAGTCTGGAACACGCATAATTTCTTCTGGAACCTCGCGCTGCCGATTGTGGTGGTGATGATCATTGGAGTGTTGGCATGACTGTCACCGTTAAAGTCTTGATCCCGGCCAAGACCGCCGAGGCCACGCAGACGACGCAGTACACCGCGACGAACGTGACGACGATCATCGACAAGTTCACCGCGACGAACTACAGCGCCAGCGCCGCGACTCTTAGCGTGAACTTGGTGACGGCAGCAGGGTCAGCGGGCAACGACAACCTAATCACCAAACTCAAGACGCTGCAACCGTCTGAGGTGTATACGTTTCCCGAGATTGTCGGCCAGGTGCTGTCGCCATCGGCGTTCATCTCGACCATCGCTGGTACGGCTAGCGCGATCAACATCAGGGCGTCTGGGCGTGAAGTTACATGACGACGTTTGGCAAGTGATCTGCGATTACACCGACGTTGCGGATGGCACGCGCGAGTGGATCGAAGAAAATCTAGACATTACGCCGTTTGACGGCGGCGCGTTCATCGCGGATGGAAATGAATTTGATTTGTTTGTAGTTCCAGAGCGCCGTGGGCGGTGGAACATCCGTGGTCAAGTAACGAAGTTTCTCAGTACAATGGGCCGCAAGCACGGCGTCCTTGTGGCTGAGATTTACGAAGACAATCTGCCGTCTTTGCGTTTGGCAAAGCATTTCGGGTTCCGCGAAATTGGACGCGACGGCGGCATGATTAGATTGGAGAGCACCTCATGGGCGGCATAGTTAAAAGCGTTGGAAAAGTCGTTAAAAAAGTAACCGGCGTTGCCAAAGATGCATCTGGTGTAATTAACGCAGTTGGAAACATAGCGGGGGCAAATAAGCAGGCTAAAGCTATAAGTTCAGCTTCAAACATGGAGGCTGAAGCAGCGCGATACGCCGCCGAGTTGCAAAAGCAGGCAACGGATCAAAGTCTTGCTCTACAAGAGCGGATGTTTAACCAGCAAAACGCGCTGCAAAGACAACTGTACGATGAGCAAGTCGCTCGACAAGAGCCATTCCGGCAGTCGGGGTTGCAGTCTCAGAACAGGCTGAACGAACTGATGGGACTCGGCGCGAACACCGGCAGCGATCTGTACGGTAAATACGCCCGCGACTTTTCCATGCAGGATTTTGAGGCCGACCCGGGCGCAGAGCGCAGGAGAAAAGAAGCTGAAAAGGCGTTGATTAACTCTTACGCAGCCAGAGGAGGCCTTTTGTCTGGCGGCGCGGGCAAAGCGTTAATTAGGTTTAATCAAGATTACGCATCGGACGAGTACATGAACGCCTTTAACCGCTACCAGACCAACCGCGCCAACCAACTGAACCCGCTGCAAAGTATGATGGGCGCGGGTCAGACGGCAACCAATCAACTGGCTAATGCGTCCCAAGCGTATGGATCAGGTATAGGCTCGGCAGCGCAGAACTACGCGAGTGGCGGAGAGTCTGCGCTGATGACTGGCGGAGCTAACATGGCGGGGATTAATAGAGCCAGCGGCTTGAACCAAGCAGGCTTGCGTTTGGATAGGGGCAACGTCTCTGCGGGCCAGTACGGCAACTACGGTAACTTGTTGGGCGCAATCGGAGGGATGTTCAAATGACCGCACTATCAGGAATCATTGACCCCAGCCTAACGCAAGGCGTAATGACGCGCGGCTACAACGCCTACATTGACCGTGGCAACGCGCTGGTGCAGCAAGAGCGGGCTAACAAGCTGGCTGATTTGCAATACAACCAAGCAATAGACGCTGAGAACCAGCGTCGTGCGTTGCAATCGTTCATGGCGAACAAAGACCCTAATGCGCCAGATTTTGAGCAAGGTTTGGGCATGATTATTGGCCCGCAGGGAATGGTTAAATACCAAAAAGAACGGGCAGAGGCCGATAAAAATAAATTAGAAACAGAAACCAAACAATTTGATTTGCAACATAAAAAACTTGATTTTACGTTGCAAGCGGTTGGCGCATCACCTACCCCTGAAAAAGCCATTTATCACATTACGCAAGGCGTAAAAAATGGCGTGTTTTCTATGCAAGAAGCATCGCAAGAACTTGCACAATTGCAAAACATTACGCCAGAAGGGTACGCTCAATATCGAATGAACGCGCTGCAACGAACATTGCAGGCCAAAGATCAATTAGATATGGTTGCTCCTAAAATTGATCAGATGGACACCGGCAGCAGTTTTGTTGCTACACAGGCAAACCGTTTCCAACCCAATTACGGCAGACCCATGCCGGGAATGGCGCCAACGCCTAAAACTCCCACCATTAGTGAAAGAACGGCGCAAGGCAATTTGGCGTTGGCGCAAAAGAAATTTAAGTTTGAACAAGACAACCCCGGATTTGAACTTAAAGAAAACGCAGACGGCGAGTTTTACGCAATTGACAAGCGCACCAAAAAAGCCACTTTAATTACCATTGACGATGGTGCCTCTGCGGCTCCGGCCAACAATGCGTTTAGCCCACGGTTGCCGCCAACGGCAGCGCCAGCGGTTACGCAAGCCATCCCCGGTATGCCTAGCGTGCTAGATCAACGTGCGCCCGTAGCGCCCGTTGCAGCGGCTCCTGCGGCCCCAATGGCTGGGACGCCGTTGCGTGGCAAAAGCACAACCGCAGCTATTACCGAGGGTGAACGTAAAGCTGCGACACTATTGCAACGTCTGCAATTTTCTCAAGGTCAATTGACCCAAGCATTGGTAGATGATCCTAATGCAGCCAAACCTGGCGTATTTACTTCGGCACTAGATGTTCTGTCAACGCCTGCGGCAAATTTCTTAACGTCTGAAGCGCGGCAACGTGCTGAGTCTGCACAATTAGATTTGCTTGATGCTGCATTGACCTTGGGAACTGGTGCAGCATATACAAAAGAACAACTGGAAGGCTATCGTCGTTCTTACTTTCCTTCGATTGGTGATGGGCCAAAACAAATTAAAGATAAAAAAGCACGGTTGGAAAACGTAATTTCTGCTGCAAAAATTGCTGCTGGAAAAGCGGCAGCATTAGTTCCAGATGTATCTGGTGCTGCCAACAATGATCCTTTAGGAATCAGGAAATAACAATGGCAACGCTTGTTGAATTTAGGGCAAAGCATCCTGAGTACAACGATATGCCAGACTTGGCATTGGCTGATGCGTTGCACACAAAATTTTATGCAGATGTGCCAAAACCTGATTTTTATCAGTCGGTTGGGTTGTTTGCATCGCCAAATCAAATCCCCGGCGGTGCAACGCCAGCACCTGCTGCTGTAAAGCAAGATCGTTCTGTGATAGATATGTTGGGCGGTGTGCTTGAAACGCCTTTGGCGTTGGGCAGCGCAGTTGTTGGCGGTGTTGTCCGACCCATTGCCAACGTGGTGGGGGAACTGTCTAGCCCAGCGCCGCAAGGCTCACCAGAAGCGATTGCTGCTGGTCAGCGAGCCATGCAACAATCTTCGCGTGGCTTGTTCACGCCACGCACTCAGACCGGCCAAGACATTATGGGCGGCATTAGTACGGCTATGGGGTATTTGCCCCCTATGCAGCCAATGGGTACGCTCACAGCCACCGCCAATGCGTTGGCTGCACCGGCTATGCGGCAGGCGGGCACTATGGTGCAACAAGGCGCTGCTGCCGTGCCGCCTATGGTCAGACAGGCCACCGCTCCAATCACTAACGCCCTGACGCGCTCTCCAGCACAAATGGCGGGTGGCGGTGCTGCCGTTACCGCTGATGAGTTGCTGCGTACTGAACGCTTGCAACGCCTCAACATCCCATCAACGATTGGCGAGCGCACCAAGAATTTGCCGCAACAACAGTTTGAATCGCAGGCTGAACGTGGGTCTTTGGGAGGCATCAATGAAGGCGCGTCCCGAGATATTCAGCAAAACATGAGCAACTTTCGAGGCACTCAAAAGCAGGCTATTGCTAACAACTTTGCACGCATGAGCGATGAAGTTGGCGCACAGACAACTGAGGCATCTAAAGTTGGCGAGATTGTTGATGAGGCGTTGAACGCCGAATACACCAAAAAGTTCAACGATTACAAAAACAAATACAGATTGGCAGACGAATCTGGCGAAACATTGCAGCCGGTTCCGTATCAACCTTTGCTGGATTTTATCAACACTAAAACACCAACATTTCGCAAAACCCTTGATCCAATTTTGGATTCGGTGGCTGAATCATTGGTAATGAATGACCCCAGTAAGACGGGGCAAATTACTGTGCGAGCGTTGGAAGACATTTACCAACAGATTGGCAAGGTTAAAAATTCACCTAGTGCCCGCGAGCTTAAAGACATCATTACTCAAATTGGTGATGGGGCTGGCGGAAAGCTATACCAGCAGGCCCGCACCGCACGGTTAAACCTTGCTCGTCAATTTGAAGATGTGGCAAAAGTTGATGCTTTGTTAAGCACTAAAACTGGGTACGCTGACCGTAAGGTTGCGCTGGACAAAGTGTTTGACCACGTTGTGCTTAAAGGCCCGCTTGAGGAAATGCGAACGGTGACCACTCTGCTGAAAAAAGGCGGCGCACAAGGTCAACAAGCAATGGCCGAGTTGCGCGGGCAGACCATCCAGCACCTTGAAGATGCGCTAATCAAAAACGATTCAATGTCGGCGGCAGCATTTACTAAGGTTGTCAATCAACTGGACAAAGAACGCAAACTTGAATACTTGTTTGGCAAAAAAGGGCGCGATCACATCTTGGACTTGCGTGATGGCGTGCGGGATGTGCTGGTCAAGGAACCTGGCGCGGTCAACTTTTCTGGCACCGGCAGCGCCGTGATGCAAGGCTTGCGAGCATCTTTGCGCGAGGTGCCTGGAGTTGGCTTTCCCATTAAAATGGCTCAAGGCTTGTACACCAAGAGTCAAGTTTCTAAAGCATT